GGTTTAAGGGGTAACGTATGAGCATGGACGCGACCGGCAGCAAAGCCGAACATAAAGTGACATCGGCGTATGAGTTCGAAATTGCTTCGGCGGACGGAACCAATTCCGATATTCTGGCCGACTGTATTGGCAAGGTCACTCTTGTCTTCAATATCGCCGGAGGGTGTGGCAACTATCCACAACTTGTGGCACTAAAGGCGTTAGACGACCGCTACAAGGACCAACCTGATTTCCAAATGAAAGCCATCGTCGTAGACGACTTCACCTGTCACGGATACGGCGAGTTCAACGACGGTCTAGACGCGTTTGCTCAGAATGAAAACACTGACGAGTCTTATCGAGAATTGAACGCTGGTCGAGTTTCCGAAAAGTACGCTCGTGAGAACTACGACGTTGCGTTCGAGTTCTCCGAATGTGTCAACGGAAGATTCGACAAGCACGTCTACGACCCGGAATGGCGACCTGGGGCACAGTACGAGCAGGAGATGCATCCATTTTGGCAACACCTAGTGGGGTGTGCTGATCTTCCGCGAGATGAGAACAACTTGCCCCACCACAATGAAGCAAGTCCTTGGTCTGCGGAACCGCAAGAAGTCGACATGAGCAAGCCGGGATTTGCCGGACTTCAGGGAAACTTTGAAAAGTTCCTTATTAGTCGAGATGGAAAAACGATTAGGCGGTACGCCAACGGATTTCTTCTCGGAGAACGGAATACGGACGGACGGTACTTCCCTTGGTGGGAGAGGGATCAGGGGGTAAAGGAACCCGATTGGGATGATCCTGAATGGTTTGGCGAGGATGGCCAGATTCGTCCAGAGGTGGCTAAGGCACATTATATCGATGTAGATGGACAGGCCATTTACCCGAACGCCATGCAGGAACGCGGGATCGAAGAATCTCTTGACATTCTGAGTGCGGATATCGACAGCATGCTTGTTGGCGAAGACGCAGATCGTGAGCCCCCGGAACCTGGAGATCACCCGGTGTACGGCGAGAGTGTCGGCCGAGCGGGATATGCCAGTTGTTACGGGCCACCCACCCAGGCAGCCGTTGATGCTCATAAGGAATACGGGGACAAGTTCAAGGTTGGCCAAGGCGTAACGTAGGCGGGTGTTAGGCTGCGTCCATGGACGAGATGCCGGGTCTCGACCTAGAGAAGTCCCTGATTGAACCTGGACACTTTGGGGATTCCGCAGACAACATCATCATTATTAAGAATCTCGTCAGTCCAGAGGATCTCAAAACCGTTCAGAGCCTCCTGCCCACCATCGAACGCTGGTACAACCCCCACCCGGACATGTTCAACGATGAGGGCGTGTGTATTTACGACGCCTCGTACTGGTGGGACCGGGTAGTCAATACGAAAATTCTGTGTGACCATTACCTCGAATTGCATGATCTCGTCGACAAGTACAACGTGCTCGTCAAGCACGCCATTCAGGACAAGTTCGGTTACAAGGTCTGGATGAGGCCACCATGCATAGTGCGCTGGCTACCCGGCTGCCTTCAGGAACCCCATTCAGACAAGCAACTCAATGATGGGACACCCAACCCGTTTCCCAGTTATGACATCAATTCGATCATCTACTGGAATGACGACTTCGAGGGCGGCCAGTTCTACTATCCGGACCACGGCATAGAACTGGAGATTGAACCAGGGATGGCCGTGGCTCACCCGGGCGACGTTCACTACCTCCATGGTGTCAAGCCGATAACATCAGGAGTGCGCTGGACCAGCCCAGCGTTTACTACGATTACAGACTTAGGAGACGTTGAATGAAGATCGCCGGGTACTGCGGCAACCCTTTCATGGCCATCATGCTCTACAAGGAAGTGTGGCCCGACCCGGAAGGGTTAGTCGAGCGTTTAGAAAACATCCTCGCCGACAGCGAGCACGAGTTCTTTCGCTGGAGGAAGGCCACCGTCGGAGATCTTGAGGAAATGCTCGATTATCGAGATTGTAGTGATTTCAAGATCGGAGAAATGGCCTTGCCTGTGACTGCCACAGGTTTCGAAGACCTGGCAGCCGTCTACAAGGAATTCATCGAGCCCGTCAGGGAGTGCGTTCACGGCGACTACGCGAAGAGGTACAACCTCACCCTGGAGTTCGAAGAGGCAACCAACTTCGTCCGATATTACGAGGGTCAACATTTTTCATTGCACCCCGATCACGGGTTCTCGTACTGCGCCACTACGTCCACCATTGCATGGCTCAACGACGGCTACGAGGGCGGCGAACTGGTAATCCCTTACATGGACATCAAGTTCACCCCGGAAGCCGGCGACCTGATGGTCTTCCCCTCAAACTATCCTTACGTCCACCAGTCGCTACCGATAATTGGAGACAAGCCGAAGTATTCGGCGGTCACGATGTATGACTACAACGACCGGAACCATCAAGACCAAGGTCAACCACACGCGGCGCTTCAGACCGGCTACGAACCGGGAGGATTAGAGCATGACGGACAAATCCAATCTGCCTCTGCCGCTTGAGGTTCAACACCCTGAATTCATGGAAGTAAACCTGATACGGAACCATCAGAATCCTCCCGAGATCCGACAGTCTCGTCCTCGGCGTGATTGGATGGACGAGAGTTACAAGAAGCACGCCTACAAGTGTCTGCCGCTATCTTCTGCAAATACACACGGGTGGGAAGTTCTCTTACAGCAAGATGTTACTGTCGTTCTGGATGGCCCTCTTGATGTTCCCAGGGTAGTTGACGGTCAAACTATCCCGCACACTCACATTCAGAAAGGGCATACCTGCGTTCCCGAAGAGCCCCTGAAAGCCAAGTGGTCACCTGAGCCCGTTCAGGAGCGTCGCTGGGATCACGGCCCACCCGAAGGTTGGATAGAACCAGTACAGACTGAAGCAGAACATCTGGTTCTAGGAGAGATGGAGACAGAACACGCTTACGAGCGCGACATCGCAATGCCGTCAATCGTTGGAATCATCTCGCTGGCTGTTGACTGGGTTTTCAATCCCCCGGAGGGTTACAGCACCATGATCTCTGGTTCACCTAACTATTTCCTGGATGGCGCGGTTCCCCTTACGGCCATTATTCCAGGCTGGTGGCCAGATCCTTTCGCCATGAATTGGAAGATCACCGAACTCAATACTCCGATCACATTTCTCAAGGGAATGCCGTACATGTGGTTTACTTTTGTGAAGGATGATTTCCTGCCAGAGGTTAGATTCAACGTACAAAACCAGTGGGACAACACGGATCTGATGGAGCAACGTGAGATCTATGGAGACGCCAAAGCAAAGAATATGGTTGAGAATCCATGGACATGGACAGGCGGTATCCGAACTGGGCTGCTCTTGGGGTCAGAGAGTGAACGGGTTGGACCAAAGTTTAAAGGCCACCCGGTCCTCGATGTTCCGACCTGGGAGAACTGATGTCTGAACAAACTCGTCACGGTGTGTCAATGGAAGAGGCAGATCGACCACGCGAGCGTGGCGATGGTAACGACTCACCCAGTGGTACCGGAGTAGCGTCCGGACTGCATCTCGGTCGATTGGGTTTGAGGATTCAAGGGGTAACTCCACAAGAAGTGCTTGATGACTCTGATTTTTATGCTGACCTATTAATCAAACATCAAGCTATTGGTTTCAAGTTCTTGCATCCCACGGTTGAAGAGCAAGTAGAAATAGTCAATTCCATTTACAGGGGTGATGACGATGACCCGCCGTCGCCGGGGAACATCATCAATGTTGATCATTCTTGGATGGTGGCTACACATCCGTTGAACGACTTCGAAACTTCGGAAGATTTTATTAGGAGCAATTGGCATCTAGATAATCCGTTTTTGGAGCATGTGCCCGCTCTTCAGAGTATGCGTATGGATGTACGAACAGAGACCGTTCGCAACGATGACACAGTGGTCGCCAGTTTGGAATACCTCTATGAAATTATGCCTGAACACATGAAGGAATATTTAGAGGATCTCGAAGTGGTTCATTCGTTGGGAGCAGACTCAGAAGTAAATCACGGAGAAGACGAACTGGCTTCCGCCCACTACGGAAAATCAGTGACGACCCCAGCCTTGAGAACCCATCCTGTTACCGGTAAGGTCGCGTTCTGGTTTAATCCGACAGAGTGTGTTCCTGTGGGTGGAACAGATGAAAGCCTCGAAGGGCCGCTCCGGCCCTACGAAGTTCGGCAAGGGCTCTGGAGCGGCGACACCAGGTGGAACACATCGAAGTACCTCGGGGGCGCACATCCAAGATGGCAAGAGATCAAGGAGTGGATGCTAGATGAACTCCGACGTGAGGACCTTCGATTCAGGTGGTCTTGGGATGTGGGGGATCTCTTTATTTGGGATAATCGAAATCTCATCCATGCCTTCAGCCCTGAATTCGAATTTGGGGAAAGGGTCTTTACCCGCTACGAAGTGGGGCTAGACAAGCCGTATTATGATCCTTCAGCATGGGTTGTCCAGAAACCGACTTCTCCCGGGAACCCGCCCAAGGGTGAACGTCCAACAGCGACGGCTGAATTTGATGAC